GTCATTCGTAAGGATGGCGAAACCAATCCAGTGGAAATCTGGGGTTCGAGGACTTGCGATGCTACCACCAAGCAGAAATTCAAGTACATCGCTACCAGGAGAGCGTTCCAGTTCTATGAGAAGTCGATTACCGCTGGTACTCGATGGGCAGTGTTCAGGAACAACGACTTCAGGTTGTGGAGAAGGTTAGAGAACAAGGTTGATGAGTTCCTGGGCGACTTGATGCCGGAGAGGGCTTTCCCAACGGATGTCAAGGAACTTGCTTTCTATGTGAAATCGGGAATTGATAAAGGTGTGATGGATCAAGCGGACAAGGATGCTGGGTACGTTATCACTGAGGTAGGATGTTCGAAGCAGGTTCCCGGTGAGTTCATTGTTTTCCGATTCAGTCAGTACGAGGCTGGAGTGGAAGTCACCGAGGTCTAAGGAGGATTGATATGGCAACTGATCCGTATCGAAATTATAAGTACGAGGTTGAGATCGATGGGTTCACACGTGCCGGTTTCTCCAAGGTAACCGGCTTGAAGGAGACCACCGAGAAGATCAACTATCGTGAGGGAGGGGATAATGAATCCCCCAGGAAACTCGCAGGTCAGACAGACTTCGATGACATCGTTCTAGAACGTGGTATGTCCATCGATAATGACTTCAACAACTGGCGACAGCAGATCTATGACGTAGATCAGGTTGAAGGCAACCAAGGTGGTGACGACTATCGAAGGACAGTCATCATTTACCTGAAGAACAAAGCCGGAACTCGCGTCAAGCAGTGGACCGTCAAGAAAGCCTGGCCTTCCGAGAAAGCCGATCCAGATCTTGATGCCGGTGCCAATGACGTGGCAATTGAGACTCTGACCTTAGCCAACGAAGGGAACAAGCCACAGACGCTAGTAACATCGTAGTAGATACGTAGTGGAACCGTTTAAGCCACTGCATTAGTCATGATAGGAGAAAAGCCATGTCCGACGAAAAAGGTCATCCGACCGAAGTCACAGAAGCAGATCCAAGAGAAGATGTTTTGCCGGAGACTCCTAAGAAACAGGTGTTTCCAAAAGTGGTAGAGATGAAGAAGCAGGCTCCTTGGGAGTTGTCCGAATCCGTTCGACTTCCAGTGGGAATCTTAGATGGAGACATTCGGTATCGCGATGTAACTATCGAGGAGATGTCTGGTATCGACGACCACTTGGTTTCCGGCAAAAAATCAGGGAACAATGGTGCCAAGGCGCTATCCCTAGTGTTGTGTCGGTGTGTTCAAGAAGTAGAAGGTATGCACCAGTACAAGTTCAAGTCAGATCCAGAGAAATTGTTTGACCTGGAGCTGGCTAGAAAGATGTGCCAGCCTGATCGGGATTTCCTGGTCACGCGAATTCACATGCTAGCGGATAACGATGAAGGTGTTCTTGCAGGAGAATGTCCCAGGTGCAATCGTATCTGGGAAGAAGACGTAGACCTTCGCAAGATGGATGTTTATGAATGGCCAGACGGCGAACCACTCCAGCTAGAGTTCGAGCTGGACGTGGGATACGTCGAAAGAGAAGGCGGCAAAAAGATCTATCACAAGCGAGGAGTGATGCGCTTTCCCACGGGTAAGGAGCAAGAGCTCGTGGGTAAGATGGATGACGAATCCGACATCATCGACGCTATGTTGGCTTCGTGCATTATCGAGCTAGGAACACTGGAGGCCGTGAGCCAGGAGATCGTGAAAAGGTTCAAATCACGAGATCGAAGAAAGCTCATGACGATCATCGCTCGTGGGCTTCCTGGCCTTCGACAGTGGAAAACGGTAGAATGTAGATGTGGTCGAGAGTTTGACATTAAGCTGGACGTATCAGCTTTTTTCGAAGGACGGCGGAGTACAACGAAGCCCGTATAAAGGAGCTGGCTAAACAGGTACATCATATTGCTCAGTGGTACCATTGGTCTGAAACGGACATACTTCGCCTGCCTGATACTCGTCGGAACATGTACATTGATTTGATCAATGACGAAATTCGACGACGCAATAAGAAGACGGAAGGTTAACCATGGCTACTACGGTAACGGCTGGCGGTCAAATGCTCTTAGGAATTCGGCTTCACATGAATTCCCAAGGCGTAGTAAGTGGCGCGAGTCTTGCCGAAGGGTCGTTGGATAAGGTAGCTGCCAAAGCAGAATCCACACAAGCTCGAGTATCGAAATCCGCTATGGGTATGTCCCAAGCCATGCAGGCTGCTGGTGGTCTAGGGATGATCGGTGTTGCCGCTATCGGTGCTGGCAATATGGTGGAGAACAATTTCTTCAAGCCGATGATGGAGAACACGAAGTCTTTTGAGACTGAGATGAAACAGCTCCAGTTCGTGACCCAGGCTACAGGAGATGAACTGGAACGGCTGAAAGACTTTGCACTAGAGACAGGTCGAGTTACCCAGTTCGCACCGAACGAGGCTGCACGAGCGATTCGGATGTTGAAGGCCGCAGGTCTTGAAACGGATACTGCGCTATCGAGCCTCAACGCCACCCTAGACGTAGTTACTGGTTCTGCCGGAATGCTCGACTTACAGACGGGAGCTACGGCAACGGCTGCTGCGTTACTGAAGTTCAAGCGCACGGGAGAAGACGCTCGACAGATAATGGACTCGTTCTCTCAGGCCACACGCGAGACGAATCTCCAATTCCAAGATTTGCCGATCGTTCTACGGTCGATGAGGGATGCACCTTCTAGGTTGAAGATGTCGGCTTCGGAGGCTTTTGCCTTAGCTGGTGCGATGAAGAACGCTGGGCTAACCGCGGCTCAAGCTGGACAGGCTGTTGCTGGCTTGGGTAGGAAGTTGATTATCAACCAGCGAATGGTCGAACGATTCCTTGAGAAAAAGGGAATGTCCGAGACCGATCTCCTGAATCGGTTGGCGGATGACGTTGGCAAGATGCCGATGAAGGCCAAGGCGTTCAAGCAGTTCGGTGTCCAGGTTTTTGATACGGTCACTGGAAAACTGCGTCCGATGAGTTCGATTATCCAGGACATCATTAAGCAGTCGGAGAAGTTGTCTGGCGAGAGCGAGAAGAAATTCCTGACCACGGCTTCCACGTTGTTTGGCGAACAGGCCGGTGCAATGATCTCCGCGTTGAGGTTGATGCGACGTGGTGGGAAGATGGGAGCCGAAGCTTACATGGATCTGGTCAATGCCTTGAAGGAGTCGCAAGGAGCTTCGAGAGATGCTGCGGCTGCTATTGAGGATACCCAGGTCGGTTTAGAGAAGTTCATCCAGGGAACCAAGGAGACGATTGCAATTGCATTTGGCGAACACGTCCTTCCAATGATGTTCGGATTCCATTCGATATTACGAGAGGTGTTGAACGTCGTACTGGAGTTCGTGAAGGCGAATCCTTCGTTTGCCAAAGCTCTGGGAGTGACGATTACGTTGTTGGGTACGTTGCTCAAGATAGCAGGAGGAATGGCCATTGCGTTCGCTGGATGGCTGATGTGGACGAATCTAATCGGTCCGGCTCTAGGCGGGTTGAGCATGTGGACGAGCATGGCTGTAGCCGGTATCGAAGTACTTCAGTTTGCGATAGCCAAGTTGCTTCCGATGGCTGCAGGACTGCTCATCTGGTTTGGACTTCTCTATGGTGCGATCAAGCTTTGGGATAAAGTCTGGGCTGAGGATGCCACAGGGATCTTCAAGTCGATCCAAGACGTATTCACGGACATTAAGCTAGTGTTCCAGGGATTCTTCGATTGGATGGATGGTAAATCCGATGATATGGATCTGTACAATCGGTTGGAACAACGAGGACTCACTGGCGTAGTGATGCGGTTGCTTCAGGTGAGGGATCGTATTGTCGAAATTATGTCGGGTCTGTTCGATACGTTGTTTATGCCTCTCCGAGCTTTATGGGGAGTTCTGAGTTCTATCGGTGGAGCCTTCGGTACGGTCATTTCGTTCCTGAGAGAATTCCTGGGTGTGGCCAAGGCTACGAGCATAGAGTCCGAGCTTCCTTACTGGAGAAGCTTCGGTGAAATCCTTGGGTATCTCGGATGGGTGATCATTCCGGTACTGCTGATCAAGATGGCCCTGTGGCTACAGGCTACGCTAGCGCAAACGGCTGCGATGATAGTCCAGAACGCTGTGATGCTGGTGGCGATTGCGAAGTACGCATTGATTGCCGCTGGTATCTTGCTCATAGCTGCTGCGTATGCGGTTACTCTGGTGCAATTGGCCAAGTGGGGTAAGAAGCTGGGAATAGAGCTACATAAGCTCACGGAGGATGTGGCCGGATGGATGGGTCGAACTCTGACCAAGGTAAAGCGGTGGGGAGCCGAACTGGGAACGGCTGTGTTGGAAGCGTTCAAAGGAAACTTCGAACCGATCTTCAAGATGCTGGACGAGAGCATCCTCTACCTAGAGAAATTGTGGGGATACCTGACAGGGGATGTTACCGCGGATCAGTTGTCCATGTTTGTTCCCGATGCTTTCAAGATGTCTACCGAGGAGGAGATAGCTGCCGATAGGGCTGGTGTGAATGCGTTGAATACGGCTTTAGGCGGTGGAGGAAGTGCAAGAGATCCGAAGCACCTAGAAAAGCTTGAGAGTAAGCGTATGGCTACCCAGGAATTTGCTGCGATCATGCGAGACCTGAAGTCGCAAGATACGTTTGGTCGACAAGTAACTATTAACAAGATTGAGCTGGCTGCAGAGGGACAGTCTCCAGAAGAAGCCTTGCGGTTGGCGAAGGAGATAATGCAACAGGTCGCAGAACAGGGAGATGAGGAAGCAGAAGCCTCATTCGCACCGGTGTAGACGATGCCAGAAGTAACGGGAAGAACCTTAACGAAAGCATGGATGGCTCGATTAGAGAATGGAGCGATCAAGGGACTGTTCGAGTTCCAGTTCAATCCGACGCAGCGTAATTCCGGTAGGGCACCCCAGTGGGATTTCATATCTCCCGTAGGATCGACAGAACCGTTTGCTGTATTCAAGAGCATAGCTGGAAGGACAATATCGTTTACCCTGTTGCTAGATGCGACAGTGGGCTATAGCGATTTGAAACAAGGCGTTCGTGCACAGAAGGCTTGGCTAGAGCAATTCGTGAATCCAGATGTAACGCGGTACATCAATGATCTGGGTCAGTTCGTAGGTCCACCGGATCTGATGTACGGAATGGCGGGCATGCACTATCATGTGAAGATGACGAAGTGTACTCCTCGTGACGTGCGGTGGAATACTAAGGGATTTGAAACTCGAACGTACATGGACATCGAATTACAAACGGTGTTCACAGATGCTGCGGCAATCAAGAGCCACCTGATTCAGCAGCAGAATTTATTCCGGCGTGTGGAGACAGTGATAGGATGACGATTTTTAGTAACTCACGGTATCGTTTTGGAGACACCATTCGGATAACGGATGCTGATGGCGTATCCAATACGGTGCATAAACTGCGGAAGACTACGACGGACTCCGTAGTCGGTTCGAGTGTTCACGGTGTCGCTGGCGATGAAACCCTTGAAAAAATAGCTTTCGAGAGGTACGGCGATGCTGACAAGTGGTACGTAATAGCCGACGCAAATCCGAAGATATTCTGGCCGCTAGATCTAGAAGCGGGTGACGAGATAGTCATTCCGCCTCGTTCTACTGCGGCACTTCTATGACACAACGTGAACCAATCGGACTCGTTCTCGTAGGCAACAATGAACTACCGGTGACTCTGGCCCAGAAGCTAGATCTCATCGAGGTAACGTTCCACGAGAAAAAGGCTACGGTTGGAAGGCTGTCGTTTAGAGATCCAGACTTCATGATTATGGACTCTAAGATATTCAAGAAGGGAGTTCGGATAGCTCTTGTTATGGGATGGGTGCACGAGATGGTTCCTCTAGGCCCATTCATCGTGAAGGGGTATACGGTTAGTGCTCCTGCGGCAGGGACTCCGAAGCTCAACGTGAAGTTTCAGGATAAGTCCCACAAGATGAATAAGAAGCAGAAGCGCAAACGTCGTACAGGGTCTGCGGTTGCGATTATCAAGGAGATAGCAGAAGAACATGATCTCGGGTACGACATCGATACCATCCAGGGACTGGAATTCAATGATGACTTTCCACTGATCCAAGCGAACTTGACTGATGCGGCTTTGATGCAGAGGTTGGCATATCGGTACGGGTATTTCTGGGGAGTGAATGGCAACAACCTGTATTTCAAGAGGCCGGCGGATTACGAGGAAGAGGGAGTACTCTCTCCCGAGGATATTCCGGTTCTGTCCTACCGAATAAATGACCATTCGCTGAAAAGTTTCAGTCCCCAGATAAAGTTCTCCAGAGGCGGAAAGCGAAAGGCGAAGAATACGAAGCTAGACGGACTCGATGCTTTGGGCAATGAAGTGGAAGGTGCTCTAGGTAATTTCGCAGAACAGATGAGTGGAAACGGTGCGGTGTCCGATCTTCTTCCAGCAGAAGTGAAGGATCTATTGAAGACAGGTGATGGCCAGGAGCCTGACGATAGCGAAACTGCTGGAGACAATGACTGGTCGTTGATGATTGATTCTGCCAAGGGGTTATTGACAGAGACTGTTCAGACTCTCACAGGACAGGAGACTGGTGCGAATGACGAAGAGAACGAGGAGTCTGTTCCAGGCAATAAAAGCGGAAGCGCTACTCCTACGGACAAGGAAGAAGCCAAACGTCAGGCAGCAGGGAAGACTCTGCGATCTGCGGAGATCATCACGGGTAAGGCAGAACCGTCGATTGCTTCCATGCGTTGGAAAGTGCGGGACCCCGTTATCCTGGATGGAGTCGGCTCTCGTCTAGCAGGGAAATACCGGCTTAAGCAAATAACGCAGTCCGTAAACAAGGACGGATTCCATACGGTTTTTGATAAAGTAGTCAAGAAGAAGTATCTTCCTGCAGCAAGGATATTGCAGAAGCTTCAAGAGGAAGCTGAACTAGCCGCAACAGGAATGATCCAGAACAAACCCGGCAATACCGATACGGGATCTGGAACTCCGAGTAAGCATCAGGTGGTGATCGATTCAGTTCAAGGTACAGCCAAAGTGCAAAAGGTTGATGGTGTAGACCAATGATGAGTACGGCCGTAGCAGAGGAATTCGAAGATCGATACTCCGGGAGGTATTTCGGGAAGTATCGTGGCTTCGTATCCAACGTCGAAGATCCTCGGCAGCTCTGGCGAATCATGGTCAAGGTCCCTGCCGTAATGGGTATGGAGGAAGAGCTCGGGTGGGCCTATCCAGATCCAGCAGAAGGCGGTGGCGTTAATTCCGGTAGTCCTCCCTCGGTTCAGGTGAACGATGTCGTCTGGGTAGAATTCGAAGAAGGAGATCCAAGCCGGCCAATCTGGACTCCGGGTATCTGGACCATCCGAGAAGGCGAAAACATGGTTCCCAAGCATTCCCGCGGGGAACCTGATGTTACAGACTATGCTCGACGAGACTATGGGAACGCTCCTCCGTCCCAGTTCGAAGGCCAATACATGAAGAATCGGATCATGTCTGATTCATCCGGTAACTTCCTAGAGATGGACGCTTCCTCTGGTGGAGAGCGTATTCAGTTGGCTCATCGTACGGGTACTCGTATCGAGATGCAGAGTGATGGTGGATACCAGGAGATAGTGGGACAGGCTGCTAGGCGACACATCGGTGAAATGCACGATGTCGAAATTGTTGGTAAGGAGAAGTACTTTGTAGGAGGAGAGCAGACCAAGACTATCGAGGGAGATGTAACGGAGGAGTACAAGGGAACAACGTGGACCCAGAGCTTTCGGAAGAAAATTTCGACCGGCGAGTCTTTAGATGAAGAGGTTACGGGGAGTGCCAGCTTTCTAGCTGGAGGAACCTACGACATAAAGTCCTTGTCGCAAATGGGCATAACTTCGGGAGGACAGCTCTCCGTACAAGTAGCGCAGAACTTAGTAGCCTTTGCCGCTGAGAACATCGAAATAATGGCGGGAAATGCCAACGGCCAACTATCAGCTCCACCTGTAGTGAACTCCATACTGCTTCACGGGTACAATGGGAAGACTGTAGTACAAGCTTCGGATATTACCGGGGAGGTACTTGTTCCCAGGATAGAGTTCGATGGTCTTACGGGAACCACTGACATTTATGCCGGACTTCCAGGTACAGGAGCGATACAGCTATCCACGTTAGCGCCGGCCAACGTCTTCCTAGGTGGTCTGGGTGCCGTGGAGTCCGTAGTGAAGGGAACAACGTTCTTGGCACAGCTAGGAACGCTCACAGCCGGTCTCCAGACGTTCCTGACGGCGATGGCTGGTGATGCTGGTCTGGCGGTGGTTGCCCCGGCTACAGTGGCAGCAGCGACGGCTTTCAATGTGATTGTAGGGTTGTTCAATGGTCAGTACTCGAACTTCCCGTCTCTACAGGTGATGACGAAATGAGTAACTTGGCTCAAATTGGCAATGTTCTTCCGGCTGCGAATCTTCGGTATCCGGATTCCATTGTCAAAAAGAGAGCAGAGTTATTGGAGCGATATGAGGAGGAGAAGAAGAATCCGAATCTTCGTACTAAGTTGGTTTTGGTTGCAGAGACTTTGATGATGTTGAAAGATCAGTCTGTGTTTGAGAGTGCCAACAAGATTCGAGCATTGGCGTATGTAGAGAAAAACAGGATGGATCGTAAGAAGAAGGCATTAGATGACAGCGGCTTGGATAGAGTTTAGTCCCCAGGATATATTTCCGACTGGGATGGTAGAGGTGATCGAGCAGGTAGGAACTACCGTAGATGCTCTGGTACCAGCCATTGAGTTTCTGGAAAGTGTGGCCAGGACGGCATCGCTGTTTTCTCAGGATCTTATTGATGCTCAGGAAGCGGTTATCACTGCAATGCAGGAGACGATCTACCAGATTACACAGCAGTTGACTCAAACCGGTGTTTTCTGGACTTTCCACATGCCAGTGTCACTAGCTTCAACGTTGCCGCCTGAACAGTGGATAAACGATATGGCGTATTCGTTCGATGATCGCATGGACCCAGAGCGACCGATTCTTCCCACGCCAGCTTTTGTTGGAGCCATAGCTGTTGCGTGTACGGTCGATGAATATGTGGATCTCTTTCGACTGTTTAGGGGATTGTTCGATCTCTTCAAAAGGCTAATTGCTAGCGAGGATCAAGTAGCTCGGTGGTTCGATGACGACAATCCGTTCGAGGTGATCCCCGGAGTAGGGAAGGCTCCTAACTGGGGAAACATGACTCTGGTGGATCTTATTCCGCCAATAGCGGATCTGACACAGCTCCTACTGTCATTTGCAGATGCGATTTCGGCAGCTAGAACTGGACTACTGACTCAGTTCGCAGATTTCCTGGGACAGAAAGCCGCATTACTACAACAGATAGCGAGTCAGATAACGGCGATACTTGATACGCTACAGGCGCTTTTGGATATAGAAGGTGCGTGGCTACTGCCTATCTACGGCGAATTCGATATGGAACAGATTCAAAATTTGCTTCGTTCGTCAGAAGGTGGTCCACTAGACGAAGAGGGTGCAGAGTACACCGCAGGTTTGATGTTCTTGGCGACAGGCGGTACGAGTTCTCCGGCAGCAGCGGATGCTTTGTTTGACCTGTTTGGAATTGCCAAGAATGTTACAGAGTATCCGGAGGAATTTTAGATGGTGTATCCCAGTGGCATAAGCTTTCCATTTCGATTCTCAGAGGCTGGTGGTGTCGCTAGAGACGAGGGTGCGGCAAAAGTAGTTTCCAACATGAAGGCGTTGGTAACCACCTCGCAGTTGGAGCGAGTAATTCGGAAAGCTATTGGCACGATTGCCTACAAGCAGGTATTGAGATCTGGGTTAGAGACTGCTCCACAGGTAGTAGAGAATTTGATTCACGAAGCGATCATTCGATATGTCCCGGCAGCAGTAGGACTTGTGGTACAGTTGACGTCTGAAGAACAGCTCGATAACAGTAAGGCTTGGATTTGTAATGTGTCGTTTATTTTTAAGAATACGGGAGATCCCGTGGAATTTAGCGTCAAGCTCTAGGAGGTAGTATGCCGACCATTACGACATTATCAGGAAGTATCCTCGTGGTGGACATGGGTAGCCGCGATTTTGAGTCGTATCGCTCGGACGTCCTAGACTCTGGGGGATTAGCAGATATGTACACTCCCAATTGGACTGATAGGTCCGAATTGGATATGGGAGTGGCTTTGACCGAGATGTTCTCGTTCATGGGAGACAACATCTCGTACTACCAAGATCGATGTGCGAATGAGGGATTGTGGAATTCGATTACCCAACGTCGATCTGTCATCGAGCAGTCAGCCCAGATAGATTACGCGCTACGAGGAAATGTTAGTGCTCAAGTTGAGATGACTATCGTATGCAATGCCGCTGGAGTGTTGCCGATAAATTCGAAGATACTGGTCGATACGAGTGATGGTTCCGAGCCAGCCACTTTTGAGTTGGAGGCAGCGTTCACTTCCACTGGTGCAGGAACGTACACCGGGGTAATCGCGCTTCATGGTGAAACAGTCACAGATTCTCCGTACTCGAGTACAGGCGGTCCCGGGCAAAAGTTCTTCCTAGACAGGACACCGGTTGCATTGAGTCCGGCTGGAACGTTGAGCTTGGAAATCTGGGTTACGGAAACGGGTCCAGCAGAAAAGTGGTCTCTAGTATCG